GCACTGGTCACCCAAGAGGTCGGTCAGCTGATGCAAAAGATCGATCAGCTGGAGGTCCGAAAACAGCGCCTGGAAAAGTCCTTCGAGAGGATGTCCAGCGGCAAGGAGATGATGGGCGGCGCCCTCAAGAGTATCGGTGCGATGTGGGCTGGAAGTCAGCTTTTTCTGAAGCCGATCCAGGCGGCCAGCGCCTTCGAGGACGCCATGCTGGGGGTGGCCAAGCAGATGGATGGTGCTCGCGACGCTCAGGGAAACCTCACGCCAGAGTTCTTCCAGATGAGAGATGCCATCCAGGCAATGGGCCGGGAAATCCCAATGGCCACGAACGAGCTTGCCGAGATGACGGCGGCTGGCCTGCGCATGGGCGTTGCCAAGAACGAGGTGCTGGGCTTTGTCAGAACGTCAGCCATGATGGCGACGGCATTCGAGATGCCCGCAGGCGAGCTGGCCGAGCAGATGGGCAAGGTGGCAAAGGTCTACGGCATCCCGACAGAGCGGATCGGCGACCTGGCCGATTCCATCAACTACCTCGACGACAACGCGATCTCCAAGGGGGGGGACATCATCAATGTGCTGCAGCGTATCGGCGGCACGGCCTCGATGCTGGGCATGTCGGCCAAGGATGCGGCGGCACTTGGTTCGACCTTCCTGACGCTGGGCGCTAGCGCCGAGGTGGCGGCCACGGCGTCGAATGCCGTAATGCGGGAACTATCGACGGCAGCATTACAGGGCGACAAGTTCACGAAGGCGCTCGGGGAGGAGGGGCTGAACCTGGGACTGACGCCCGAGGAACTTCAGAAGGCAATGGCCATTGACGCTACCGGCACTATCATGATGGTGCTGCAATCGCTTAGCAACCTGCCCAAAGAAAAGCGCCTGACCATTGCCACACTGATGTTTGGCAAGGAGTATGGCGACGACGTTGCCAAGCTGGCTGGCGGGTATGATGAATACTATAAACAGTTTCGGCTTGCCAACAGCGCAGAGGCCAAGGGGAGTATGGCACGTGAGGCCGCGGCCAGGGACAAGACCGCTTCGGCCCAGTGGCAATTGCTGAAGAACCGCATGAAGGAGACGATGGTAACTATCGGCGATCAATTGATGCCGGTGGCACTTGAATTCATGGAGAGCATGCGTAATGTGTTGGGCGACCTGACGGCATTTGCCAAGAATTACGGCGGGCTGTTAAAGAATCTCTTCTGGCTGGCATCTAAGGCCGTTGGGATGTTTGTCGTTGCCAAGATCGCCATGCTGGGCCTTGGGGCTGTAAGATATGTTATTGGGTCGGTTTCATCCGGCTATCAGATGTTCAGAGAAAATCTTGTTCGGGCAGGCGATGCACTGGAAGTGCAGAGCACGAGAACAAGAAAGAACGTCGGCCTGATGAAGCGCGCAAGCGGCGAGCTGAGAGGAGTGGGCGCCGACATGGCGCGAGTTGGCCGGGGGCTTGGTGGCGCGGCGCAGCGGGCGCGTCGTAGCATGCTGGCTTTTGCTCGCGCCAATCCGTTCAGCGTATTCATGGCAGCTTCTGCTACTTTTGTATATCTGGCTTACAGGCGTTGGGACTCGATCTTGCAATTTTTCCAAGAACGGTTTCCCGTCGTTGGGGAAAAACTGGCGAAACTCGGGGAGTTGTTTTCTGATGCCGGTGATTCCGCGCTGGAAATGGGGGGCATGGCGATGATGGCCATGCCACTGCTGTCCGCTCCGGTGGGCAAGCTGGGAGCACTTGGAAAGAGTCTCCATGCCCTGGGTGGCAAGTTCGTGTCGCTGGGCAAGCTGGTGGCAGCGCACCCCCTGTTGCTCGCCGTCGGTCTGCTCGCCACGGCTGCGTTCCTGGTCTACAAGAACTGGGGGCCAATCAAGACATTCTTCGGTGACCTGTGGGACGGCATCAGCCAGAAGATAGGCGACACCATTGATTGGCTGAAGGAGGTCTTCGGGAAGTTCCGCGACTGGATGGCGCCCTGGGTGGACAGCGCAGTCTCGGCTTTCGGGCTGTTGCGCGATGGCGTGGGCAAGGTCTTTGATTGGATCGGCGAGAAGCTCGGCAAGATCATGGAGGGCGTCCAGAAAGCCTCTGCCTGGGTAGAAGAGAAGATGGCGCCCGCCAAGGAGGCCTACTGGTCCGTGCGAACGGGCCTGAGTGATGGCATCGAAGGGCTGGCGAACTTGGCATCGGGCACTGAACGTGCTCGGGTCGACGCGCCGGTGCTGCCTGCGCGGGCGCTGCCGTCTGTCGCAGGGCGCGTCCAAGCTGCCCAGCAGAATACCGTGACGATCAATGTCAATCAGCAACCGGGAGAAAGCGGCGAGGCGCTTGCCCAGCGGATCGCACAAGTCCAGGCTCGCGCGCTTGCCGTGCGCAATCGGGGAGGCCTATATGATCATGCAGTCGCTTATTGAGGTCGGCGAGGCTGCATGCCGGTTTTTGGCGGAAGGTGTGATGTTGTTCATGCGCGACCTGATGCCTGATAAGGGATACTCGGGGCACTGGACTCGCGGAGCGTGCTCATGGGCGACCGGCAACCCACAGACGATAATCCAAATGGCCTCTCCCGCTTCGAGCGAGCGGATAGGATTCAACGGAGGATATCTTTCATCGCCCATGCAATTCTTGCACTCGTTCTGGCTTACTTCGTTTGTGCGCTCAAAGCCGATTACGACGAGAGCATGGCGGTCATTGAGGCATGCAAACACAACCAGACATGGAAGTGCATGCGCGAAGCCAGAGAAGCGCATCGACAAGACCATCGATAGGTCGTCTAGGGGGAAGGCATGAACGGCCACGCCCTTGCCGCCCCCGTCATGATGCAGCTCGGTGCTTTCCAGTTCGGCATCAACACCGCCGCCTACCAGGGCCTGTCGCGCTCGGACGAGTGGCGCTGGCCTGACCAGGAGCGCTTCGGCCAGGCCCCGGCCCTGCAGTACACTGGCCCCGGCGCCACCACCGTCACCCTCGACGGCATCCTGTACCCCGAATGGCGCGGCGGCCCAGGCCAGCTCGATGCCATGCGCGCCGAAGCCGGCCGGGGTAAACCGCTGGTGCTGGTCGACGGCCGTGGCCAGGCGCTGGGCATGTGGGTCATCGAGCGCGTGGACGAAAGCCAGAGCATCTTCGCAGCCGGGGGCGTGGCGCGCCGCGTCGAGTTCACTCTGCAGCTGAAACGGTTCTCCGCCCGTGTTGCCGGCCCCGTGCCCCG